TCCAGTGGGCGCGGATTGCGTCTTTGCTTGCCCTTGGAGTCGCAACCAACGCATTCACCACCCAGTTACCCATCAATCGCTCCATCGTCCGGCGAGGATCTTTCCCAAGAGACATCTCCCGCGACACGTAACGAGCAACGGTCTCAGAGAAGTTTTCCTGAACGACGAGGAGATTTTCCATTTTCTTTTATATGTCAGGCCAGGGTTTGGGCCAGGGTTTAAGAACGGCTTCCTTTGATCTCAATCCAGTTGGCAAGATGGCTCATGTTCTTGACGGATTCAACCTGATAGGAGATTGCGGCGTTTCTGGTCGTGCTGGTTCCGGCGTAGAACCGGCTGGAAATGGCCGGGGCAATTCCACCCGGCATATCGGTCAGCTTAACTTGGATCGTGACTTCTTCCTGCGGTCGATGCAGGAACCCGCCCATTGGCATTTGAACGTCATCCTTAGTCGCGGTGCTGCCCAAGCAATTTACCGCAACCTCAACTGATCCAGATGGAAACCAAGCCGTAAACGTCCCTGCCGCGATTGCCAAGGCTCCAGTAAACCGACTTGCGATTGCTCTTTTGAGTAGGTCCATGGTAACAAGAAAGCCCCGGCCCGGTAAGTCCGAGCCGGGGCGGCGATTGGTGCGGGGGAAGGGAGTTACACCCTTTACTAAAGGTTACTCCCCTCCCGCGAAGTGTTAGCCGATGATTACTGCAAGATGCTCTGGCTTGATGACCGTCATCCCGTAAGCAATGGCGACTTCGTATTTCACCATGCGTTGACCAGGCCACATACACATTTCAAAGCTGATGCCGGTGTTTGGATCAGTGATGACCATGCGGTCTGCGGCCATGTCGTTGGCTTGGAACTTAGGCAGACGAGTGGCGAGGGTGATCGCGTTCCGGCTCAGGGCGATGTTGCGGGTGCTGGTTCCAAAGACCGTGATTGCGGTATCATTAGCGGTAGCCACTCGCAAGCCTGGGGCGGCAATCGTGATGGTTCCGGTGGTGGAGGTGGAGCCTACTTCAACCACATATTTGTTGGCGTCAGTTCCAATCGTGATAATGTCTCCGGCAGCAAAACCAGTGGTGTTGACGGTTCCGCCATCGTAGGTCAGGACGGTAGATCCGACCGCAATGTTTCCGTTGTTGATCAAAGCGCCGGTCATGCCGCCCTTGGTGACGGGCTGGATACCGGCAGACTCGCGGACATCAAACCCGTAGAGGCTACCGAGAACACCATTGCGAAGCAGACCGGACTCACCGGCTTCATTTACCTTGAACAGGTTGGAGATACCCCGGAAAGCAACCCCAGCAGTGGTATCAAGAATCACGGAACGGTCAGACATTGGCGCACCGTTGTCGTCGAGGATCTTCTTGGCACCGGCAATGTCGGCGAGGATAGGGGCGGTTCCGGCAGTGGTTCCAATGGCGCGGGAAGCACCGTTTTTGGCGGCGGTGCAAAGGGCCAATTCCATGGCGTTGATGTGCTTGCGGAACTCTTGGGCAAGTTGGTCGCGCATCAAGTTTTCCATCCGAACGCCGGAGTTGATGCCGAACTCTTCTTCACCGGTCCAATTGAAGCCGGAGACTTTGAAGTTATCAACCACAAGGGATTTGGTCCCGTAGGTGATGTCGTTCGCGGCAGTCACTGTCATCGCCGGAGTGATGTTTCCGATGGCATTGCCGGAAGGAACAACAGGCGAATAAATCGTCTGCCCTTGGGCAATGGTATCAGCAGCAGCATCCACGTTGACGGCGGAAATCAATCCGGTCAGTTCGCGGGAGACGATATCCAGAGCGCGATAAGCGATCGGGATCAGATTGGTAAGCGTATTAGCCATGGTTTATTTTTGTGAGAGGGGTTATTCGGTCAGTTTTCCGCCGGATTTGGAGAAGTCAGACTGTTGTTGCGGGGTGAGCTTGGCGAAATCAGAGCGGGAAAGGCTTTTGTCGTCAGCGGCAGTCGCATCAACGGCAGGGGCTTCATCGACCTTGAATCCACTGGCAGCAACAGTCTCGACCGACTGGCGGACGACTGCGGCTTGAATGGCGGCGGCTGGATCGGAGGTAGTGCAGTTCGGAACCAATGCCTCGATGGCGGCAAGAGTTGCGTTGGCGACTTCAAGTTCTCCGGTTAGAGCGGTTACCTTGTTGCTGAGATCCAACGCATTAAGAGTAGCAGCATCAAACCCGGCTTGGAGAGAGTCGAACTTGGACTGGAGATCCGCGAGTTCAGCGGATGCATCAACTGGCGCAGCTTCAACGGGTGCGGTCAGACCTAGATGGGCGGCAATCCGGGCAACAAGGCCAGCGGAAGGGGCGGGAACAGGGGTTTCTTGGGCGGTTGCCATGCCCTTTGCCTTACTGTCAAGCAGCAAGAACTGCCAAAAGATCATCCAGACTATGGAAAAGGCTGGCGTCATCAACCATTCCGCGAGGAGCAGAACTGGCATTCCACCAAGCGCCGGTTGATGCTTGTTCTAGATTAAGCTTTTTCCTTGATCCTTTCAGTTGCGCTTGAAACAGGGAATCCGCTTCATCCACGTGACGTTGCATATCGTCGGCTTGGGCTTGGGTCAGTGTTCCGTCTGCTCCGGCGGCTTTAAGTGGAGCATCACGGGCTACGAATACCTTGTAGCTCAGGCCGGACATCTCAGCCGCCTTCGACCAGTCCATGAAAACCGAGTAAGTCCCGATGCTGCCAACGATGGCTGAAGGGGATGCAAAAATCTCTTGGCAGGCCGACGCTATATAATAGGCGGCACTGGCGCACATGATTGATGCGTAGGCAGTCGTATGGACCCCTTGCGTCTGGAGTGCCTTGATTCGGGAAGCGGTCTCTTGCAGGCCGAGGACGGAACCGCCGGGGGAATTGAAATCCAGAATAAGGGAACTGAACCCTCCTTCAGCAACCATATCCAGAGCGGCATCCAGCAGGATCAGGGGAGTGGCATATCCGCACATCCAATAATAAAATGGGCAGTCTTTTACAATCATGCCCCGGATCTGAAGCACCGCGGTCGTGCCTCCAACCTGCTGGATCATCAGGCGGGCGGAATTATGCCGGTCAGCAAGACTCCAATCCTCCGACATATCGTATTCGCCGTCATCATTGCTCTTATACATCGGGCGCTTGGGAGGACGGGCGGCAGATAGTGCGGCCAGCGACTCCGTAAGCATATCCGGCATGATTGCCCAAGGTGCGCGTGCGTGAATTGCGGAGGAAAGAATCATATTTTACAGAATGTTTTAGGGGCGGGCCAGGGTTCAGGCCAGGGTTTCTACCTTACCCGGAATGGGCTGTGGGATCTTATCTTCTTTGCCAAAGAATGACCCTGCGCGAAGTCCAAGGCGGGTCTCAATCTCTTGACCGTAAGCCAATTCAAGACCTCGTTGTTCAAACTGTTTGCGCCAGTCGTCCCCGTCTTCGCCATACCAGTCTTGATAAGTAGTGCCGCCTTCGCGCAACTCCTTCATGCCGGAACTAGAATCCCGACCGGCATCAATGGTCAGTGCGCTTGGAGCGATCCATGAGCATTTCCACCAGTTCGTGTCCTTGCAGTATGGAATTGCGCCGGATTTCTGAGCCAAAGCAATTGCATAGACCCAATAAGGCTGGCAGAACTGCTCAATCAAATTGGACCGCATTTCTTTAAGGGTCTTCTCTGCCATTCTCATAATGAACCGGACGGCAGGACCAGAGATTCCGCTGATCGACCACATTGATTCCACCGGCATGGAGAATCCGGCGGCAATATCGTGAACAAGATAGGACTTGAAATCCATCTGGTTCTGATGCGGACGGGAATCATTGACCGTCTTGAGATCCTGCCCTTGATTAAGCGTGAGCATTGCGCCTCCTCCCTCCGTAAGTGCCTCAAACTTGATCGGCTTGGGGTCAGCTACGGTGGCAGTATTGATGGCGCGATAATCTGGCTTGGTATTGTATTTCCCAGCAGCAGGGGCGGCATCGATGTTGTTCAGGATTTGATTCGTTACGTAAAAGCCGACGATGTTCCCAGCCTTGATGCCTCGCTTGGTATCGTTATCGATCTCGCGCAGATCCAGCATATTGTTGATGGCGTGGATAAAGCCGGTCAGGCCGCGAGGGGACTGAGGGGATTCAAACCTGCCGCAATGCAGAATCTTGTCGGCGCGGATGACTTGCGCTTCCCGGCTGTAGTTACCCGGCTCAAGGATGCTGTAGGCTTGCTTTTTTCCGTATCGGTCGGTCTGGACTCCGTCAAACCATCCGTCCTGCGCGAGTTGCTTGGTTCCGCTTCCGACTTGTGGAGCCTCGTAGAATACAGTCCGGGCCGTTCCGGTCGTGGTAGTGGTCAGTCCGATGAAGCAATCCCCATCGACCAATCCGCGTTTAAGGATGGTCTTCTGCCGGGTGCTGAAGTTTTCCATTCCGCCTTGATCGTGGACGAGTCTGCTACCCTGGGTGCGGTTAAAATACTCTAGGGCGATCTTGTTCCACTCTGTGTCCGATGTGGCTGGTTGCGGAATAAGTGGTCCTGCCATGCGCGGCAGAGTGTTGGCGAAGTGACGGGCGAGACCGACGTTTGCCTCAAGCCATCTTGCTTTACGCGCCACTTCAGTGCGGACGTATTGGGAGATGTTGGTCTTACTATCTACGTTAGGAAAGTAGCAATAGCCTCTGCCGGTGGACTGGTCTGCGGCAGTGTAGCCAGAACCAGAGCTTCCTCCGCTCCCGTAGCCGTAAGAGACCGGGGCTTCAATGCCCCCAGATTGAGCCGGAAGTGATTTTGGGCGTTTGCGCTTGGACATACTTATTCGATTTGGCGTGGACTAAAATCAAAATTAACCCCAAGTGGAGTCTTGGCATCCAAAGCGATTGCTGCCGCCGCTTCTCCGGTTGTGGGATCTGCCTCAACCTTCATTTGACGGGCGGCTTCAAGTGTTTGGAGAATCAGATCTGCCCGGTCTCCATTTTGGCCGGTGCTCATTCCTAATACGGAAATGTTGCTAAATTGCGAGGTCAGGAATGCCTCTGCAAGTTGAGCAATGGCAGTATCAAGCTCTGCCAGTGTATGACGGCGCGAGAATGACGCCACAATGGCTGGGATGATACTTTCTCTCATCATCTATAGGGCGAGTCAATCCTCCGCCACAGGCTCATCTGGAGTCTCATCCGGCGCGTGCAGAACCCACAAAAGTAAAGCCATTTTTACACAGTCTCCGTAATCGTTTGGCTCATGATGCTTTGCCTTTTGCCAGATCCAAGTCCCTAATTGCCTTCCCTTGATTGTCTCCTCGACCTGATTCGCATTAGATAGCTCAGACTTAAAATCATCACAAACGTCCAGAGGTAAATGAATCCGAGGATAACGCCGTTTAGGCTTCTTCGGATCAAACTCAATGATTCTGCGCCGGTAAAGGTCATCTTCCCAAGCCTGACTGTCAAAATTTACGATGCTGACTGCCGCGTTCGGAATGCTCTTATCCTCCGTTACCCAGATCGATGCCCTCGACTGCACCCGCTGCACTCCACGGGCTGGCGCGAAGTAAGGGATCAGTCCGCGAATCTCCCAGCAATATTCAATGACCTTGGACCGGCGGAAACCGGAGTCGAATAGTCCGCAATAAATCCGATAATCATCGCCTGATTTGGATTTTACTATGAAATTCTGGAGCAGGAAGGTTATGTCGTCCTCGTTTGCCAGCACCCCGTAATCCAGAATGTGCGGTTCCCCATTTGCCATAAAAGCACTGATTACATATTTTAAGTAACCGTCTTGCTTGTCGATGGTAATGCCGATGAACAACGGGTCGAACGTAAGCGGGACTTGTGCTCCTTGCCAACGCCTGCCTTCATCGTAGCATTGGAGCCGGGGGTAATCTGATATGAGACGGTCGATGGCGGCAAGTTCTACGCGGCCTGCCGATTTACGTTCTGGCCGGGGCAGTCCAAGGTGGTCGTTGTAGAATGCGCCTAGTTTCTCGTCGTCTCCCTGCGCTTCAATCCATTTCAGCATCAAATTACCCCATTTGACCGAGGAGAACAGGAAGCAATAAAGGTCTGAGATGTGAACAGATCGGCGATACGGGTAAGCGGTCTTGTATGGTCCTTTTCGTTGTTCTGTTGGCGTCCGAATCCATTCCCCTTGCGGCACCATCTTGTGCTTGTGCTTGTCCACTATGCGGCCCTTGCAGGCTTTGCATTCGTAGTAGGTGGATTCCAGCACTTTGTGGGAATCATATTCCAGCGGGAGCTTGCCCGGCTCCGATACAATCGCGGACGGATCTAGTTTCATCTGATCCCAAACCAACTCCTGCCTGTAATCGCAATGAGGGCAGGGAACGTGATACTTCTCTTGCGTCCCGCTGTAGTATTCATCGCAGCACCGGGTGCCGTCTGCTGTCGTGATCTTTGGCTTCTTGGTGATCTTGTCTGTCTCGTATTTCGGTTCGTCCTGAAGCTTCGAGAAATACAGAACCTTGCTTTCCGGGTCTCCCTTACACCGCGCCCTCATCAAGTCGCCAGTAGTGCCTTCCGGCAGAACTGGATGCGTTTCAAATTCATCACCAAACACATAACTGGCAGGCCAAGAAACCATCCCTGCTGCAGACTGCGCCCCTACAAGACGCAGAATTACGCCATTCACCGACTTGGTAACGCAGGTTTGATCCCGCTCGTCCAGTTCCCCTTCCGTTGTCTTATCGATCTGCCGCAGCACCGGCACCAGTCGCCTTTTGCCGAGTTCACGCACCGCTTGAATGTCGCGGGCGCAATACAGCATGGGACCGGGCCGGTGCTTGATTAGCCATGCCATTCCAACATACACCGCAAGCGTCAGTCCAATCTGCGATGACTTGGCAATGATTAGTTCACGGGTCCATGGGCATTGCAAGAAATCAAAGACCGTCTCGTTGTAGGGGGTTAGCTTGATGTCGTATGGAGTCCCGGCCATCAGTCGGTTTTCCCCGGCATCAATGACGATGTTTTCACGCGCCCAAGTTGCGATGGGTCGGGTTTCTCGCGGACTGTAGGGTGCGCGGAGGCAGTCGATCAGGAAGTCTTTGGCGGACATACTTTAGCCGGTCCGTCAATCATCCTTAAACACTTCAGCCATTGCCGCAATTGCCGCTTCCCTCATTGTTGGACCATCAATTAAAGCCTGTTCTTCGTTATGAGCCTTTACCTTGGCGATGACTCTTTCAATGGCCTGAATTGCTTGGTTTGAAGCGGCGTCATCATCCCCATATTCGGACATTTTCTCAAACTGCCCCATAAGCCAATCCTCTAAGGGTGACACAATTTCCCCAAACTCCTCACCAAGCTCTTTGGTCACGTCCCAAGAGTCTGAGTTTAGCTCAAAGTGGATCTTTTCTCCGCTGATATCTACGTTTATCCGGGTCTGAGATAAATGCGCGGTGACTAATTTCATAATGCCTTCATTTAGCATCGGCATTATTAAGTTCTTTAGTTCCTTTTCAATTCCATCGGTAATGTCTACATCGTAGGGGTGGGTTTTCATAGTGCTGCAAAGTCCGTGGAATTGAGTCCAGCGCAAATGGAATCGACTAGCTTTTCAGAGAACAGGTTCCATTCCTCCTGCGTTTTCCCATGCTCATCAATGGACGGGAACGCGGCTTTAATGCCTTGCCGGAACCTTTTGACGATGTTTCCATGGATCTCCAGCATTGCGGCCCGAACTTCATGCTTTGGCAGTGTCTCCCCGGCATCCGCTTGGATTCTACCCCGGTCCTTCATGAGTGAACGGTAACTGTCCCCAGCTTCACTAAGTTGCTTCCTGATGAGTCCGATATTGGTAATGTTGTTTTTCTTGATTGCGTCGATCAACAAGAAGTCCAGCACCTGAATGTTCCGTTCCGCGATCTTCACTCCATCAGCGTAATCAAACGTGGACTCGCCGGACTGAATCCGAGCCAGCATTACCTGCATATCGTCAGTCGATTGATCGGGATCGTCTTGGTCTCGCGGCATTGCGGCCCGAACGCGATTGGCTGCGGCATGGAGTGTAGCTGGAACGCCCTTCTCGAAATGCCCTAAAGCCAGCATTTCCTCATACCATGCGATCATGTGCTCTGGATCTCCATACGGTGGCGCTTGGCCGGATTCGATTCCGACCCGGTTCCATCGGGAAATGGTTGGGATTGATACTCCGTAGACTTGGGCGGTTTTGGCGTTGTTCATAGGTTCTTTGGGCGGTCGGTCAACGAGAAGTAATTGTAGTGGGCACAATAAACGGATTCACAATATCATTGGGGTCTCAAATATTGGAAACGCAGAAACCTCGCGCGGCGGGAACT